CCTATAACCCCCCTAATAACTACACCCCCTATCTCACCCCCATCCGAAAACGCGCGCGGGGCGCGCTTGCTCGCCGTGCAGGCCGCCTTCGATGCGTTTTGGCGCCGATGGCCGCACAAGGTCGGCAAGCCTGCCGCCGAGAAAGCATTCGCGAAAGTTTCCGGCGAGATCGAGGCGATCCTGATCGGGATCGATCGCTACATCCGCGACAAGCCCCCGGATCGCCCCTGGCTGAACCCTGCGACGTTTCTGAACCAACGTCGCTGGGAGGATGCGCCTGCGGAAACCTTCCAGGCGTCACGGCAAGAGCCGGCGAAAAAAATCAGCGCAGTCACGCAAGCGATTATGAATTTAGAGGCCCAGATCCATGAAACGCAAACAACTCGCGATCGCCAAGCTCTTCGACAAATTCCCGTCAACGGCGAGCTTATCCCCGGAGGATTTGGTCTCGAAGATCCGGGGCTACCTGGAAACCTTAAACGATTTCACGGATGAGGACGTCGAGGGCGGTTGCCAGGACATGGCGAAGGTGAATTGCGCCTTCGCGCCTAGCGCCGGCCAGATCTACGCAATGGCCGAGAAGCGCGCGTTGAAGCGGATCGAGGCGCAGAAGGTTCAGCGCCTGCGTCTGCCGAAGCCTGAGTTCGAGTATCCAGAAGAGCATCGCGCCGAGATGCAGAAACGGTTTGCGGCTCTCCTCGACGAGCTGAAGAGCGGCGTAAATTTTAACCCGCAATACGGCCTCGTCCCGAAAGGCACTAAACCCGCCAAGCCAATCGTCGAGCGCGTCGTCCCTGGCTCGTTCATCGATCGCTGGGAGCGTGAGAACGGTCGCCCGTATCCGATGCGCGATCGTGTTCTCGGCCTGGTCAACGAACAATACCGCGAGGCCGCTGAGTGAGCCGTCGCAAGCCGCCTCCGATCACGCTCGCCGGATCTCACCAGCAAGTTCTCATCGCTGGCGAGGCTGTCGATCCGTTTGAGGGTGACAAGAAGATCACCGTCATGCGGAACGCCCGCGAGCATTCGATCAGCTACCTTCACCACCAGAAGGTCATCGACGACGATCAGCTCATCGCGGCCAACGAGTTCCGGCGCCGGTATGAGGCCGCAATGCTCGGAGCCTCACAGGCGATCGACTATAGCCGCATTCGTGTCGATGGTGGGGTAGTAGCGGAGCCTCTCACAGAACGCATGCAGGAGGCTCACAAGTGGCTTGCAGAGGCGTCTACGGTGCCGGGGGTAGGTCTCATCGGTTACGCGCTGCTCGTCAACGTGTGCGGAGAGAGCCGCAGCCTGAAGGATGTGGCGTCTGGATGGAAGGGCGTCCACGCGCCGGGCAGCTCCCGGATGGCTGGATACATCTCGGCCAGGCTCTGCGAGGCGCTTGACGCCGTCAATACGCACTTTGGTTTGATCGCTGTTGGCAAGATACGGAGACGTTGATGCCGCCAAGATTTAACACCTACCGGAGATTTTCCGACCCGTCTGCGCTGACAGATTACGAACAGAGGATCCTAGATCTGCGGCGTCAGGGCATGGACTGGAAGCAGATCGCCGCCGCGATCGGCAACGTAAATCCGAAATCGATCTCAATCCGATACAAAATCATCCAAGAGAAATTGGCTGCTCAATGCGCATGAATAACTACGCATATCTCGCCGCAGGCATCGCGATCGGCGTGGCTGTCGTCTTCTACCAGGTAGACGCGCCTCGCGCGAACAGATGCGAGACCTACAAAGTCGCGTCCAAAATTGCGACCGCATATGTCCTCAAGCCACCGCCGGCAGAGGTCGTCTACAAGGCCTGTCCACAGGTGACAAAGGTTGAGCCTGCGCCAGAGCCGGAGGTCGTTAATCAGGAAGATCCGGCGCCGCGCCGCCATCGGCGCCACCATAGAGTGCGGAGATATTGGCGATGAGAGAAGGCGAAAACGATTATTACGACGCAGGCTATTTAGCCGGGCAAAAAGACGCATCCGACGCATTAGAGGCGCAGGCGCGACGGATTGCGGAGTTGGAGCGTGAGTGTGGAATCACGAGCCGCTACGCATCTAAGCTAGAGGATGTCCTTCGTCTGATAAACCTTGCAAGCTTAAAACCTAATGGCAGCAAAGAAGAATGCGGTGTTATAGCTCGTGAGGCGATAAATGGACACATATAGCGCCCTCCGCGCCGCCCGCGCCGCTTTGGAGAATAAGAATGACTGACGAATTGATTGCGCTGCTGCGCGACGAACTTGCGGAAATGGCGTCAACCGCTTCCGTCGATATGGAATTGTGGAACAGGTTTTCAAACCGCGTTCTTAAAGCCGCAAACGTCATTGAAGAACAAGCCGTCCGCATTGAGGACATCGCAGAGAAATACAACAGCGCTCTATTGTCGCCTGTTACAGAGAAGATGCTAAATGAAGCGATTAATGAGATTGTTCAGTTAAAGGCGGCGCTTAAGCCCTTCGCTGACATGGCAGACGAGTATGACGCCGCTTTTCCTCGGCCCTTGAATATTTGCCTCGCAGAATATCCAGAGGATTACCCTTTGTGGTGTCAAGCCCGCGCCGCTTATCTGGGAGAGAAGGAATGACTGACGATTATGTTCACCCGCTTTCTATCAACGGCCAGCTAATGAAAAAGGACGCCCGCATCGCGGAACTTGAAGCGGAGAATGAAAAGCTGCGCGCCACTGTGTATGGGCAATCGCAGACTATAGATGGCCTTTCCCGCGCCGCTTTGGAGAAGAAAGATGGCTGAGACGAAGGAAGAGCGTCGGGCCAGAAATCTCCGCATGCGGGAGAAGATGGCGAAGGATCCAGACTACGCCGCCCAGGTTCGCGCGCGGGTTAAGGCGGCCAAAGATCGATACGAGGCCAAGCTCAAAGCTGACACGCCAGAGGGCGCAGCTCTGAGGGCCAGGCGTCAGATGGCGGTTGATAAGTTCAAGGCAGGGCAGCAGGCGCCAGCTCATCGCAAGCCTGGCCGGATTGTTTCTCTATGTGGTTGGCACGGTTGGTGAGAGCATGAGCAGTTTGGTTCGCAATAATTCAAAGCCGCCGGTTGAGCAGCTGACGCCGGTCGAGGCCAAGGTCTGGGAGATGTTCGAGGCCGGCAAGACGGTCGATGAGATCGCCCAGGCGCTGAGCATGAAGGTCGTGTCCGTGCGCCGCCGGATGCCTGTGATCAAGGAGAAGCTCGCATGTCAGTAGAGGATATGGTCAACAACCCGCCGCACTACACCGGCCATCCCTCAACCGTTGAGTGCATCCAGATCACCGAGCATATGGGGTTCTGTTTGGGCAACGCGGTCAAATACATTTGGCGCGCGGATCTCAAGGGCGACGCGATCGAGGATCTCGAAAAGGCTCGCTGGTACATCAGCCGCGAGATCCACCGGCGCCGACTATTGCAGTCGTCTCAGGCCGGTCATGCCGAGAAACACGATCCCGTTAGCCTCTAGCGTCTGTTTGATCAGCTGGATGGTGTCGTCAGAGATCGGCACCTCTCGCTCGCTCTCGGCGCGCTTGAGCGTGGCGATGGATATCCCGGCAAGCTCGGCCAGCTCCTCTTGCTTCATAACGAGGAGATGCCTGGCGGCTCTGATTTGGGCTGGTGTAATCGACATGCGACCTTCGTATCAGACCGAATATTGATTGGCAATGAAAAGCCTGTTGACGGCTCTCCTGATTGCTGATACCTAAGTATCACCAACAGAGGAGATGGTCATGCAAGTTCTTACCCACACATTTGTTCAGAGCAGCATCGAACAATGCTCAGCTGGTCAATATTACTGGACGCGCGAGGAAGGCACTGTTGACGTCATCATCAACGGCAAGCTGATCACGGTGGAGGCTTCGCGCACGGAAGCTCTATGGACGCGCCCGACAGTATTCCTGCGCGGCTTTATTGGCCGTTACCGCACCAGCATGAAAAATTGGCGCGCGACGGTGACGGCTGACGCCGATGGCCGTGTCTCTGGCTGGTTTGGCCGCGACGATCGCTCTGGCCGCTACAACAAGCTGGCCGGCATTTCCTATGCTCCAGACCTATACAAGGCGGCGGCTTAACGGGAGGGGCTACGGCCCCTCTATTTCAACCCCTTTTCAAGTTTACGGAGAGACCCATGAAATACGCAATCATCCCTATGCTGCTCCTGGCGACGCCTGCCACAGCTCAGACCTCTCAGTTCTACGGCGCCGATGGCGAATACCTCGGTAACATGCAGCCGGCGGGGCAGAACAATTTCATCTACGGGCGCAACGGCGATTACATCGGCTCGACGGCTCCGGCTGGGCAGAACACGCTGGTCTACGACGGGCAGGGCAATTATGTCGGCGCGGTTATTAACAGCGGGCCGCGTTCGCGTAATTGACGGCGACCGGGCTAAATGAGAGTTTATGAGAGACGGCGCACTAGCGCCGTAAGCGTTACCCAGATTTGCGTGGCCGGTGGATCATCCCATCGGCCTTTTTATTTGAGCGGCGTCAGTCACCCTTTGGTGTGCTGCGAAAGTCAGGCCGACGCTCCTTTAGTGGATAGGCCGGTTCCGCTCAAATCCAGACATCATGCTTGAATGTCTGGTCGTCAGAGGGGGAGACGAAAAAACGCCCCCTGCCAATTTCATGCGACATAAGTGGCAGGATCCTACAGCTCGGCAGACATGCTTGAGCATCCATCTGACCCCAATACTGCGGCCTCGTTTGCACGCCTCTCTCCGGGCGTCTGACCTCGGCAGATGGGGCCGCAACCAACCAGACAGAACGGCAACAACGCATGAGGGCAGTCTAGTGGCTACTCCCGAACCAGCAAAGAAGCTGAGCCGGACAGAGCGACTGCTGAACACGCGCCAGGCTGAGAAGCCGGCGGCAAAGCAGGCGCAAAGCCCCGGAAAGCCTGGACTAAGAGCCGGCAAAAATTCTGCGGCGCCTGAACAGATTGCTCACCAGTCTGTAGAGAAGAAGATAGGCAGACCATCAGGGTATAGCGAAGAGATCGGCCTGCGGATATGCGAGCATATCACGATGGGTAAACCGCTCACGCCGCTGTGGTTGAAAGAGAACGGACTGCCAGCGCCGTCGATGATCTTCAGGTGGCTGGAAGAACACCAATCCTTTAGGGAAGCATACGCGCGCGCTCGTGAAATCCAGGCGACGATCTACGCCGACGAGATCCTGACGATCGCCGACACCTGTGAGGACGCCAACAAGGCTCGGCTCCAGGTAGATGCGCGCAAGTGGCATGCATCCAAGACCGCTCCGAAGGTCTGGGGCGATATGCAGCGCGTTGAGGTGAATACCACCATCAACGTAGCAACAGCGCATGCAGAGGCTCTTATGAGGCTTGCAGGGCAGGCCAAGCAGATAGAGGCGGAATACAAGGATGTAACGCCACGCTGATGTGAGAACTCCCTGGTCAAGGGAGAACCTACTCAGCAACATCAATGTGTTACGGAATACTCCACGAGATCTACGCCAGATTGGCGCTCCAGGGCGCGATGGGGTGGCAGCGGCCCCCCCTGGGGGCTGACCACCGGCGGCCCGGCCCTGACACAGCACCCCCTCTGCTTATTCCCACATCTCTCCAATAAAAAATTACAAAAAATTTGGACGAAAATAGCCCAAAACCCGGCATTTCATCCAAGTTTTGTGAAATCGAGCCGTTTGTACTGCAAACGATGTGGCTCCGTTAGATCGTGGAATTAAAGGCTCCGAAATGGCTGATGGCTATCGCCCTTTTGGGCTGCTCAACGACGCTGACGAGGAGGATCTCGCTCGTTATCTGCAGGCTGGCGGCGGTGGCGTTTCTCCGAATGCCGAGGCCTCTCCTGGTTACGATGCGATTGGCCGTGTCGCGTTTGGCATGACTGGCGCCGGCGGCGTCCAGGACGCAGCTGGTTTGCTTGGCGGGCCGTCGCTGAAGGAGAACCTGGCGGCGGGCAATAATCTGGATGCGACGCTGCAGGCGGTGGGCATGGCTCCCGTTGTTGGCGGCGCGTTGAAGGGTCTGCTCGGCGGCGCGAAGCTGGCGATGGCTGTGCCGGCGATGTCGAAGGCTGAGAAGCTGGCGGCGGCGCGGGCGAAGGTTCCTGAAGATCTGTTGAAGGTCGGCGACGCGGCGAAAGCGAATGCTGCGACGTTGCGTGGCCGCACGGCGTATGGGCCTGAGACTGATCTGGTTTTTAACGGCAAGCAGCCGCATGAATTTACGCCCGAGGATTGGGGCGCGTTTGGACAGCAGCACGGCGTCCCGATGGGGCCGGCGACGAATGCGGAATTTGAGGCGAGCCTCGTCCCGTATAAGACCGCGTCGGGCAGGGAATTTACGGTTCCTGGCGGCGTAGAAGACGCCAACAAGCCGATGACGTACTATGATCTGCTGCACCTGAAGGCGCAGGGGATCGACCCGAATGATCTAGATCCAGATTTGCACCGGCAGCTGCATAATCGCATGGTGAATGCGGTGACGCCGGCGTATGGGCAGCTGGGCAAGGAAGGGATCTACAATCGCTTCCTGATGGGTCTGCTCAGCCCGAATAATCCGCTCACGCCGAATGAATTTGCTGTGGCGGCGACAATGGCGAAGGAAGGCCAAGGCGACATTGCGCGCATGGCCGGCATGACGCCCTGGTCGCTGGACGAGATGCCGCCGAGTTCTGCGCAGCGTCCTGTTCGCGATGAGATCTCAAAGGAGATCGCGTCGAAATATGGCCTCCAAGCCGGCAGCAAGGGCGGGTTGGGCGCATCAGGCTCTGTCGATTACACGCGCGTTTCTGATTTCGCGAAGATGATGGAAGAGCGGCCAGATTTCTTCGAGTTCCGAGGACAGGGCGAGGGCGGTCGCGACAAGGCGTCGCAATGGCTCAACCACGTTTCTCGCATTGCCTCCCAAGTTCCTGGTCTGTCGGCGAAGACAGGATCTTTTGGCGCCGTTTGGCAGAAGCCGAATGATGCGGCGATCTCGGCGATCGACCGGCACATGGCGACTGAATTTACCGGGCAGCTGTTTGAAAACGCAAAAGAGCAAAAAGCGTTTGAGAAAACGGTCGTCGATAAGTTCAACGAGGGCAAGCCTCGCAAAGACCGCATCAAGGGCTATGCGGATGTGGTTGACGCTCCTGGTGGGCGCGGGTTCTTCGTTGACCAGGTTATGAATGTCGTGAACAAGCACGGCGGCGCCAAGTTCCGCAACGCCAAGGGCGACATAAATCCGAATGTCCCGGAAGAGATGCGGGGCGTCGATTGGGTGCGCGAGCCGCAGGAGGTGACAAAGGTCTCTCCCGCTTATCTGCGCGCCCTGGAAGAGAACGACCGCATCGCCCGACAGAATAACCAGGGTCTATTTGCTAACCAGTGGATGCTCTGGGATCGGATCCGCAATCGCGTCGAACCGCACGAGATCATGTATCCAGGTCTTGAAAAGGTTCCGCGCATGAGCCAGGCGCAGCATCGCGCAGCTCTCGCTGAGCATAACAAGGCAGGCTATTTGACCTCGCCCAACCCGGTTCGCCCGGTAATCAACCCGTCGAGCCTGGCCTATTTCAGCCTCGGCGCCGGCGTCCCGCTGGGTCTGCTGTCGAGCCAGGCCGGCTCTGACGAGGGCGCGCCGACCTTTTAGTGAATAACCCGCTCATAAGCGTCCACGAACCGCTGGGCCTTGCCATCGGTTTCTCCGACGAGCGAGCGGATTTCGTCGTCGATAGCCTCGTATTCTGGCGAACCCCAGGGATGCTTGGTCTGCTGATCAAGCAAAACGCGGATTTTCTCGCCTACGGCCTCAAGTTCTTCGTCGGTCATATCGGATCTCCTGACCCACCATTGTATGATACAAAAGGATCACAGGTCAAGGAATGACTGATCTCGCCGCCGCGCTCGACATCTTCATCGCGGCGTATCGCGACGAGCCGGTCAAATTTGTCAGGAACGTCCTGGGCGCCGAGCCTATGCCCTGGCAAGAACAGTTCCTGATGCATGTCGCAAAGGGCGAGCGTCGGATCTCGGTGAGAGCCGGCCACGGTGTCGGGAAATCCACCGCCTGCGCCTGGCTGCTGATCTGGCACATGATTACGCGGCTCCCGCAAAAGAGCGTCTGCACGGCGCCGACTGCGGGCCAGCTGTATGACGCGCTGTTCGCCGAGGTTAAGCACTGGGTGAACAAGCTGCCGGAGCCGTTGCGCGAAAGCCTCGACGTGTTCTCCGATCGCATCGTCCAGAAGGGCGCGCCGGAAAGCTCGTTCATCACGGCGAGAACAAGTTCCGCTGAGAGGCCAGAAGCTCTCGCCGGCGTCCACTCTGAGCATGTTCTGCTCATCTGCGACGAGGCGAGCGCTATTCCCGAGGCGGTGTTTGAAAGCGCCGCGGGATCTATGTCGGGACACTCTGCGACGACGATCCTGATAGGAAACCCGACGCGAAACACTGGACTGTTTTTTAGAACGCACCACCAGCTCAAGGGCGACTGGAAAACGATGCATGTCTCATGCGTCGATATTCCGTTGGTGAGTTCAGACTTCGTCGAACAGATCAAAAGCACATATGGCGAG